GTGTAGCGCGACATTTGATTTTGGAAATCGGGACACTTGTTTCTGGAGCAAAATAGCGACGCCTTAAAGGGGCCGTTGAGGGTCGTTTAAGCGCCCTCTGACTTGCCCGTAAGGTTCGCGGCGACGGTAGTCACGAAGCCGCCCGTTGACCAGTCCAGGCGGTGCGTGACGGTGGTGGCGATCCATCGCCGGCAAAGGCTGGGACGAATGCCCGACAGACGAATAGGCGACTGGGCGGCGATCTCGGGCCGGCCGGGCATCGTCAGTTCGACACCGCCTGTCGCCTGGCCCAGGCGCGTCAGCTCGGCTTCAGCAGCGGCCTTGGCGCTAGCCTCGTCGGGATAAGTCGTCCGAAGGGTGCGCGCCGGCTCGCCGCTGCCGGCGATGGCATAGGCGGTTCTGGCCTCGTCCATCAGTCGGTAACGCGCCTTGACGGTCCCATAACTGTCTCGGTCGGCCGACACGCCCTTCCAGTCGGTCAAGTCGCTCCGCGCCAGCGCCACTTCAGCCAAGGGGCGGCCTGACGCCGACACGCCAGAGGCGGGCGGCGCGAAAACCAACCGGCCATCCTTGGGCGCGGCGACAGCGCCGTAGTCGCGGCCCAGGCGGGTCAGGAAGTGAAGGTCGCTTTCGGCGGACTGATCGCGGTGCTGGATCGCCTGACCGCCCAGGCCCGCACCCACAGCCGGCGTCAGGCCGTGTTCGCCTGCGATCGTGGATACGATGTCGTTGATGGTGGTCTCGCGCCAGGCGCGGGTCTTGGCGGCCTTCAGGCCGGTGCGCATGTCCGCCGCCTTGCCTTTGATCTTGAGGATGTCGGGCGGCCCCTCGGGCCACACCTCGTCAACGACGAAGCGGCCGAGAGGCTGAAGCGCCTCGCCGGCATAGCCGAGAGCGATGGTCAGCTCCGCACCTTTGCGCGGTTCAGCGATGGCGTAGTTCCGGTCGTCTAGTTCGATCTCGACTTCGTCGCTCTGCTCACCAGAGTTGTCGGTGATCGTTATCGAAATGAGGCGATCCTGGATCGCGCCGGTGATGTCCCGGCCGCCCAACCGGATCATGCAGGCTGGTTCGGATTTCAGTCCCACAGGCGCACCGTTGGCGCGATCGTCGCCGTTTCGATTTCGGGCAGTTGGATGACAAGGCCGGCCGGAAGCTGTGCGCCCAGGCCCGCCAGGGCCGGGTTCGCCGCCAGGATTGCTTCGGTGGCGCCGGCCGTGCGGGAATAGGCCTTCAGCGCGATACGATCCACGACATCACCCTCTTTGGTCACGATGGTGCGCATCAGCGTTCGTCCTCGCCGAATGCGCCCAGGGCGATGGTGAACTCCTGCCGCTGGGCCTGGCCTTCGCGCGTGAACTCAGATCCCCGCTCTTCCACCCGTTCGACGAGAAAACGCCCCCAGACGAAGCCCATCCCATCGGTCAGCATGACGGGCTGGTAGCGCCTGGCCAGCTCTCGAAATCGCTCGACGCGATCCGTCCCATGGCGATGGAGCGGGTAGCAAACGCCGGAGATTTCTATGGTCTCGTCCTCGCCCAAGACTTGGCGGGCGACGGGACGGTTGGCGCGCGCGATCTTCGCGACCGACATTTCCAGTGTCCGGTTCAAGGTCCGATAGGCCCCTTCCGAAACCGAAAACCGCACATCGCCCAAGGTCATCAGAACATCGCTCATGCCGCACCGTCGTCGTGGATAGCGCCCCGGCGTTGGGCCTGCTGCTGACGACCAAGTTCGCGCGCCACGTCGCGGGCGGTCACGTTGGCGCCGTTCATCTGAATCGTGATGTCGCCATAGCGATGGTGATGGTGGACCTCGCGAGACGCCCCGCCCGAAGCCGCTTGATCTGCGGTCGACGCCGGCCGCGCCATTTCCAGCGACCCCAGGACCATGCGCAGGGTTTCGACCGGCGATGAAGTCGGTGCAACGCTGTTGTTGAATGCGGCCGGGGCCGCGGCGGCGGGGCGGACAGCGACGGCGGCCTCTGCCGGTATCGTGACGGCCATGGCTGAAGCCAAGGCCGTCAGCGCCGCGAGCGGCTGGCGGGCGTTGCGGTTCAGACCCATCGCAAGCCCTTCCATGGTGAAGCCGCCAATTTGGGCGAAGACACGGCTGGGCGAACGAATGCCCAATGCGCGTCGGGCGCCCTGGGCGGCCGAGGTCGCGGCGTTCACAGCGGCCTGGACGACGGCCGATGCGCCGGATGTGATGCCGCGCGCCAACCCCTGAATGATCTGGACGCCCATGTTTCGGAAGCGGGCCGGCAAGGCCGCAAGGAAGCCCAGAGGCGATGCGAACGCGGACTGGACGCCCGAGGTGATGACGCCTCGGGCGCGCGCCCACAGGCCGCCTAGCCAGCCGGTGATCGGCCCCCAGTTGCGGACGAGGATCGCCAGCGGATGATATCGGGCCACGATCCCGACCGCAGATGCAGCGCCCGCCGAAACGGTCGATGTCAGACGCGACCACAGACCACCAACCCAGCCGGTGATCGGCCCCCAGTTGCGGGTTAGGATCGCCAGCGGGTGAAAGCGAGCTATGACGCCAACCGCAGATGCCGCCCCCCTAGAAACGGTCGATGTCAGACGCGACCACAGACCACCAACCCAGCCGGTGATCGGCCCCCAGTTGCGGACCAAAATGGCAATCGGGTGATACCGGGCCACAATTTCCACCGCCGCCGCCGCGCCAGCCGAAACGGTCGCGCGCAGAGCCGACCACACACCTTGCAGCACGCGTCCAGCTCCCGACCATGCATTTCGCAGGGTCTCCATTGGGCGCCAGTTCATCGCCCCACGGATGAGGCGGAAGGCGCCCATCAGGCCACGCGCGAAGAGACCGATCGGGGACAGGTTGAAGATGGTGACGAAGATGCGGCCGAAGTTGCGGCCGGCGTTGGCGGCCCCATCGAGTTGCCCCTTGGTCGCCTGCATCGGCTGCATCAGGCGACCGATCCAGCCAAAGAAGCCGCCTACCGCCCCGGCAACAGCGTCCCACAAGGGCTTCAGCGGACGCAGTGCGCCGCCGATGGCGCTCAGCGCCGGGCCGAACGCCTCGCCCAGGGCCTGACCCACCCCGCCGAAGAAGGCCTTGATGGGCTGCCAATATTTGCGGACCACGACCGCGATCAGGGCCACGGCCGCGACGGCCGCTACGACGCCCAGGACGACGGGGTTGGCCAGCATGGACAGGTTGAAGGCGATGGCGGCCATGCGCATCCGGCCGAAGCCGGCGATCACGTTCCCCATCATCCCTTTGACCGCCGCTCCACTGAGGCCCGACGGTCCCAGAAGCGTCTTCATAATGAAGAGCGGGCCGAGGACGCCGACGACGGCATGGCCGACCATCCCAGCTCCGACCGCAAGCCCCGCCATGCCGGCGAAGGCCCAGACGGCGGCCTTGGCCAGCCATGAACCGCTTTCGCTCGCCTCGGTCATCCAGTTGGCGACCTTGCTCAGCAGCCCAGCCGCAAGACCCACGGCCGGGGCCAGGATCGTGCCGGTGGCGATGCCGGCGACGGCTATGCCGGACTTGTAGCGATCGAACGAAGCGGCCGGCCCCTGCAGCGCGCGGTCCAGGTCTGCGAAATAGCCCTTGAGCACGTCGCCAGACTGAAGCTCGCGGCTCATAGCCTTGAACTCGTCCAGGTTCTGAACCAGCGCCATGAGACCATCCTTGGCCTGCTGATCCCCGAACAACTCGCCTATGCGAAACTGGTCGGCCTTGGTCTGACGGCCGGTGATCTCAGCCACGGTTTGGAGAGGCGAGACGCCACGCAGCACCCCCGCCTTGATTTCCTTTTCCATGTCGATGCCGATCTTCGAGAAGTTCCTTAGAACCTCCGGGCTGGCCAGCTTCGACATGAGGTTGGAGATGTTGTTGGCGGCCTGGTCGTTCGACCCGGCAAGGCGCTTCGCCAGTTGGTTTGCGGTCAGCAGATCGGCGAGGCCCTTTTCGTTGGCGAAGTTCAGGCCGACCAGTGCGCCCGTTTGGCTGGGCAGGAACTTGGCCAGGGTGGCGCCGCTGACGCCGCCTTGCTGGGCCGACCGATTGACCATGGCGTTGGCCTGATCGAGCTGGTCCGCGCGCAGTTTGAGGCTGGACCCCATGGCGGCCGAGAACGACCCCGCCTCGGCATCAGAGAGCGGTTCGCCCATGACGGCCTGAAGGCGCTGGAACTTCGCCATGGCGACGCCGGCGCGGGACAGCTCGCTCTCGGTCTTATAGACGCCTTCGGCGAGGACCGCGCCGAAGGTCGCCTGGACGGTCGATGGGAGGGCGCCGATCTCGTTGGCGGTGGAGAAGATGGTGGCGCGCAGCGGGGCAAGTTTGGCGTCAGTGAGCTGGGCGGTGATGCCGATGCCAGTCATGCCGCGATTGAACTCGGCCGAAGCGACGACACCCGCCTTCAGCGGACGCATCATCGCTTCGCCGGCCCGACCGAGGCCATCAGTCACCAGCGAGGCGGACGCCAGGCGGTTCAAACGGCTGTCGAGCTGGTCCAGCCCCTTGGACCATTGGGACGAGGCGGCGGCGGCCATCTTCTGTCCCCGCTCGATCATGCCGACCGCGCGCACTGCGCCCCTGGACGGTCCCGACAGGCGGTCCATGAAGCGCAGAGTAAGGGCGGCGACGAGGTTCTTCACGGTCTATCCAATGAGGGAGCAACGGGCGCGGCCCATGAAGTCGATCCGTTCCTTGGCGCGCGCCTGCCAGACTTCCATCTGGTCCAAGGTGAGATCGTCGAGAACGTCGGGAGGCCAACCGTAGGCGAAGGCGATGACTTCCTGCATCGCCTCCACC